GCAGCTGGTGTTGGTTCGGCCATCACGGGCCGTGGTGCGGACTTGTTGATTATTGACGACCCACACTCGGAACAAGATGCGCTGAACGCGGATGCTTTAGAGAAAGCCTACGAATGGTATACATCAGGACCTCGTCAGCGTTTGCAACCAGGCGGAGCAATTGTATTGGTTATGACGAGATGGAACAATAAAGATTTAACAGGTGCATTACTAAGATCTCAAAAAGAATTAAAATCAGACAAATGGGAAGTGATAGAGTTTCCTGCAATACTACCATCTGGCAAACCGGTATGGCCAGAGTTTTGGAAACTAGAAGAATTAGAAGGAGTCAAAGCTTCTCTTAGTGTAGGAAAGTGGAACGCGCAATGGATGCAAAATCCAACTGCGGAAGAAGGATCCATCATTAAACGTGAATGGTGGAAAGTGTGGGATAAGGATTATGTACCACCCTTACAGCACGTCATTCAAAGTTATGATACTGCGTTCTTAAAAAAAGAAACAGCCGACTATAGTGCCATTACGACGTGGGGAGTATTTTATCCTGATGCAGACTCCGGTCCTAATTTGATTTTATTAGATGCCTTTAAAGAACGATTAGAGTTTCCTGAGTTACGAAGAAAAGCATTAGAACAATATCATTATTGGAAACCAGAAACAGTAGTCATTGAAGCTAAAGCTTCTGGATTACCACTTACCTATGAACTGCGTAAGATGGGAATACCCGTAATCAACTTTACACCGTCTAAAGGAAATGATAAACATTCTAGAATAAATTCAGTAGCTCCGTTATTTGAATCTGGTCAAGTATGGGCTCCTGATAGTAAATTTGCAGAAGAGGTAATTGAGGAGTGTGCAGCATTTCCGTATGGAGATAATGACGACTTAGTCGACTCAATGACTCAAGCGATAATGAGATTTAGGCAAGGGGGATTCATTCCACATCCAGAAGATTATGTAGATGAGCCTTTACCACAAACGGAGCGAACGTATTATTAATATGCCAGTAGATAAAAAAATTATAAACGAAGACAGTAGTGTAGATAAAATTATAAATCTTCTAAAAAATAATCAAGACACAGTTAAAGAAATTACAGACGCAAAATTACTTCCATCTTCCTATAGATTATATTTAAGATCTCTTGCTGGTATTACCGATCCAGTAGATGAATCTTTCTTTAAAGACTCTGAATTAAATATGATGCGTAAAAAAATTGGAAGATCTGAAATTGCAAAAGAAACAGGAGATGAAAATTACCATTTACCTAAAAATACTATTGGATATGGGTATAGAGGTGGAAAAGATTTAAGTGTATCACGTGCGTTAACCGATGATGAAACCAATATAGATATGACTATAGGAAAAGCAAATTATACAAAAGATAAAAATGGTAATTATATCTTAAAAGATAAATATGACTTTGACGGAATTATGGGTGGCGGGTATGGTGGTTTAGAAGGAAAATCTATAATGAGAATGAGTAAAGCAGAAACAGATAAGGATCTTATTAGTGCTGCTATTGAAAGTTATAAAAATGGAGAAATGTCTTTGGCTCAAGTTGCTAGAATTATTGGTGGTATTAATTTAGGTTCGGATAAAGGATTTAAAGGAGTTCCTATAGAAATAAATTTAGGTCAAGTAACAGACAAAGATAAAAAAGAATCTATTAAATTAGACAGAAAATACAAAGAAGATATGGAGTCTTTACAACAATATCAAGATTATTTGGATAGATTAAATAATGTTGAAAAAAATCCAAAACTACTTGAATTTGCAGAACCATACTTAAAAAGTTCTTTAGATTATATGGGTAAATCATTTCAAGATTATAAAAAAGATTTAGAAAAAGACATACAGGATAAAATAACGAAGATGAATAAGCAATATGGTAAATATAGTCCTTATTTTGATCAAGGTATTATAACTTTAAAAGATATATTATAATGACAAAAAGATTAACGACTACCATACCACCCAAACGAGGACCAAATCCACAAGGCTTGAATGTTCCGAAAAAACAAGCTAAAGTAATTAACTCGAAAAAATATGGCAAAAAAAAATAAAAACATTATATCCATTAATCCTATGCAGGATGATTTAGAGGAAGCTGGTTTAGGAGCAGCAGCTTTAGAAGGATCTTTAGCTAACAAAGCAATCAGAGCAGTTAAAGAAGGACCTAAAAAAGTAGGAGAAGTTCTTAATAAAATTCACGAAAAAATTGCAGCTTCAGCAAGAAAAAGTCCTAAAAAAACATTTGCAAAAATGGGAGCAGGAGTAGAAGGAACTAAACAACTAAAACGAGCTTTATTAGATGAAGAAGCTTCTACAGAAACAGAAGGTTCATTTAGAAAAGGTGGATTAGTTAAAAAAGGAAAACCTAAATTAGCAAAAAAAGGTTGGAGATAATACATGGCAGCAATCGACAAAGCACTTCCAAACGAAGTTAGAAAATCTATAGAAATTGAAGGACCTGGAGCCGCGGTCGAAGAAAATATAGACATACAAGAACAGATTCCAAATATTGGGGAAACAGAAATTACTCCATTAGAAGATGGTGGAGTAGAAATTAATTTTGAACCAGGAGCCATGAACCAGGCTCAAACAGAAAATCATTATGATAATCTAGCTGAGTTACTACCGGAGGAAACACTCACGCCTCTTGGTGCAGAATTATATTCTAACTACATGGATTATAAATCTTCTCGTCAAGATTGGGAACAAGCTTATATTCAAGGATTAGATTTATTAGGATTCAAGTACGAACAAAAGACAGAACCTTTCCAAGGTGCGGCGGGCGCTACCCATCCTGTGCTAGCAGAAGCGGTTACTCAATTTCAAGCCTTGGCCTATAAAGAATTGCTCCCGGCTCAAGGACCAGTAAGAACTCAAATCGTAGGTTTAATTACTCCAGAAAAAAATCAACAAGCAGAACGAGTAAAAGAATTTATGAATTATCAAATCATGGATCAAATGCCAGAGTATGAATCAGACTTTGATCAAATGTTATTTTATTTACCATTATCTGGTTCTGCGTTTAAAAAAGTTTATTATGATGAATTAATGGACCGAGCAGTTTCTAAGTTTGTTCCAGCAGATGATTTAATTGTTCCGTACTCAGCTACCTCATTAGATGATGCGGAATCAATTATTCATCGACTAAAAGTTTCTGGAAATGAATTACGAAAACAACAAGTGAATGGTTTCTATCGAGATATTGAATTAACTCCAGGTTATGACAATGAAACCGATGTAGAGAAAAAAGAAAAAGAAATAGAAGGAACCACTAAATCAGGAAGACAAGAAGATGTCTTCACTATTTTAGAATGTCATGTTAACTTAGATCTTGAGGGTTTTGAAGATCGAGGGCCCGATGGGGACATGACTGGAATTAAACTTCCTTATATTGTAACGATCGAAGAAAACTCTCGCGAAATTTTATCCATTCGTAGAAATTACGAAATAAATGATCCTAAACGAAACAGGATTAATTACTTTGTTCATTTCAAATTTTTACCAGGATTAGGATTTTATGGATTTGGTTTAATTCATATGATCGGTGGATTATCTAGAACCGCAACATCTGCATTACGATCTTTATTAGATGCAGGAACTTTATCTAACTTACCTGCTGGATTTAAACAACGAGGAATTAGAATACGAGATGACGCTCAATCTATTCAACCTGGAGAATTTAGAGATGTAGATGCTCCTGGTGGAAACATTAGAGATGCGTTTATGACTCTTCCATTTAAAGAGCCATCTCAAACACTTCTTAATCTTATGGGTGTCGTTGTACAAGCGGGTCAGCGTTTTGCTTCCATTGCTGACATGCAAGTAGGAGAGGGTAATCAACAGGCAGCAGTGGGAACGACAATTGCTCTACTAGAAAGAGGATCAAGAACCATGTCTGCTATTCATAAGCGATTATACATGGCATTAAAAAATGAGTTTCGATTACTAGCTAGAGTATTTAAATTATATCTACCTCAAGAATACCCATATGATGTTGTAGGTGGACAACGAATGATTAAACAAGCAGACTTTGATGATCGTGTAGATATTGTTCCAGTAGCGGATCCCAATATTTTTTCTCAGACTCAAAGAATTAGTATTGCTCAAACTGAATTACAATTAGCACAATCAAATCCACAAATTCATAATTTGTATGAAGCATACAGAAATATGTATGAAGCGATTGGTGTTAAAAATATAGATTTGATTTTAAGAAAACCACCTCAACCAATGCCTAAAGATCCAAGTATTGAACATATTGATGCTTTAGGAGGTCAACCATTCCAAGCGTTTAAAGGTCAAGATCATAGAGCTCACATTACTGCACATTTACATTTCATGGCAACCAACATGGCAAAAAATAATCCTATGATTGGTGGTGCACTACAAAAAAATATTT